GAAAAATGAGAATACCCCCGTCGTAAGGCGGGGGTGTTCTTTTGGGCATAATTTACCTTTTGGAACACCAAGGTCAAATATGCCTAACGGGGCGTTACAAAAAACGCGCCGTCGTCATCTGCGTCAATTCTCCGGATAAAGCGCGTCCAGAATTCCTTTTTCTCTTCCCGGGAGTAAGTATCATATTCAGCAAGCCCGTTTCTCAACGCGTCAAGGTTTGTCTCCGGCTTTTCCTCTACCGCTTCAAGTGTTTTTTTCAAGCTCGCATACTCCCGCTTGTATTCGTCCAACTCGATCAAATCATTCAGGTAAAGAGTTTTTAGCTTGCTCATTTTCTTGCGTATCGCGTCCGCGCTTTGCGTGGGCTTTTTTTCTGCTTTTTTGTAATAGCGATTGTTTCGCTCGGCAATCCCCTCAAGCTCATGCAATAAATAATCTTCCAGCGCGTCTTCGCGGATCCTCTTTTTGTGCTGGCACGCGGAGTTGTCAAGCATTCGCGTCCGGCATCGGTAGTAGGTATAAATCTGCTTTGCCGTTTCTGACTGCATCGTTTTCCCGCACTCTTTGCAATGCAACAACCCCGAGAACAGATAAACGCGATCTGTCTCAACTCCCGCGCAGCGCTGCGACCGCTGGCGCAGAATATCATTTACAATGTCAAAATCCTGCTTGCTTATCAGGGCGGGGCAAGCGTTCTCGATGCCGTACACCTCGCCGATATAAAGGCGATTGCGGAAATAGTTTACATATTTGGTATATGCCCGGTCAATCTTCCACGTCTCGAGCATATACTTCTTTACGCCAAGCACGCTTTGCAGTCTGATATACGCCGTAAACATATCTCGCGCGGCATTTGCCGTATCGTTGTCAATCTGGTATTGCCTGTCTTTAATGATATACCCTAAAGGGGCTTTTGATCCTGCCGGTTGGCCCTTTGCGCGCTTGCCGTCGTTGATAAATTTGACTCGCTCGCTTGCTCGGTCAGCCTCGTCCTGCGCGACGGAAAGCATGATGTTGACCTTCAATCGCCCGGACGCGGTGCGCGTCTCGTAGTCCTCTTCCGTCGCTTGCCATGTCACGCCGTACTTGTCAAGCCGCGTCTGCACGTCGTAGTACCCCGCGACGTTTCGGAACCAGCGATCAAGCTTGATAAACAAGATCGTGTCTACCTTCCCCACTTTGCAATCGTCCAGCAGCCGCAGGAGCGCAGGGCGCTTTTTGTACGGCTTTCGCGCGGAGATGCCCGCGTCCTCATATATGCCCACCACGGTCATTTTATTCGCTTTGGCATATCTTGTCAGCGTGTCCCGCTGCTCTTGTAATGACAGGCCATGCCGCGCCTGCTCCTCGCTGGACACGCGGATATATAATGCCGCTCGCATCAAATCCCCCTCCAATCAACGTACAAGCACCATGCAGCCAGCAGAACGATAATGACAAACATTATAGCAATCACGCCGTTTCGGATATGCACGCCGCGCCGCATGATCTCAATGGTATCGGCCTTTGCGTCAACATGGCGTTCCAGCTCATCATTCCGCGCCTGCAAGGTTTCCTCGGTCGGCGTCAAGTGTTCGGAAATTCCGAACGATTCATCAAGCGATATTCCAAGCGCTTTGCAGATCGGCGCGACGGTGTAGATGGACGGAGCTTTCGAAAACTTGGAAAAGAAGTTCTGCACGGTGGACAGCGGAACGCCGGAAACGTCGGAAATGTCTTGATAGGTCAGTTTTAATTCTTCTTTACGGATTCTACACACTTCTTGAATGTTCATTTACGCCACCTTAATTTTTCCGATTTTCGCGCCGCAAAGTCGCAAGATGAGGGCTTGTCGAGCCATGTCGAGCGCCGTCTTATTGCAATGTTTCGGTGTTGAATTGCCAAGGTAAAGCGGAGTATGGTCAAACCATGCAGCGGCGACCGCTTCCCGCTGGCTGCAAAAAGGCCCCGCCGTTTGTTGCAGAGGGCGGCGGGGCCTTTAGTTACTTATTGCTTCTCAAGTTTTACTGTCTGCGTAACTCCCATAGCAGACACTTCGTAGCTAATTACGCCGTCCTGATAAGTAAACGTCTTGGTGTCATCGCCGCTGGCGAGAAGTGCCGTATCGGTCTGGTCTTTATCATTTTTTGATTCCCAAGCGTACGGCTCATCCGCCGTGGTAGGGGCATCGAAAGAACCGGCCCAATAGAGTGCTTTGGTGTCTCCGTTATCAGATACCCAATACACCTCAATGGCATCTCCGGCAATGGTAGCGGCCTGCCATGCGTCCTCTGCATTGCTGTTTGTCTGCTTCCATTCTCCAACGAGATCGGGCGGAGTTGCCGGCTCGTTTTCGGGCTCGGTCTGATTCGTTTTCCCGCAGGCGGTTAACATGCCGAACGCGAGAACCGAAGACAGCGCGATAAGCAAAAATTTTTTCATCTCAACTCTCCATTTTTTTATATTTTCAACTGCACAAAGTGCAATAATCGACATATAGTAAAATAAAAAGTGATCCTGCGGCTGCGCGCCGCTCCACAATATTTTTTAATTGTTGCACAGTGTCGTGCAGCAAACGCCTGTTGTGGGAATAGGTATGAATACCGAAAAGGAGGTCGAAGCATGGACGCACAGGTGCAAGCGGCGGCGGCGCTTTATCTGCTCCTAACGCCGAAGCAGAAAGACGAAATGCTCGCGCTGATTGAGCGCATCCTCGCGGAGGAGGAGCAAAAAATAGCCTTAGAGCCAAACGGAGGGACGCAAGATGTTGTGTAATTACGCGAAATGTGATACAATGATTCGAGAAAAACTGAAAGAAAAAATCCTCACTATGAGCGAGGCGCAACAAAACGCATTGTTACTTGCTGCGCGCGAGATCAGGAGAAAATCGAAAGAACAAAGGAGAGAACTTTATGAAAATGCTCAACAAACAAGGTAAGCAAAACGCTTGTGACACTGGAGAACCCGGCAACGAGAAAGTCGTGCTTTCTCTGCTTTTGGCGATCAATGACCGCCTGTCTCTCCTTCCGGTCATTCTCGGCCTGTTGGTAGGCAACATAATTGCGAAAATCATCGATGCGCTCTTCTTCTAAGCGCTTCATCTGCCCAACGACCGAATCCTCCTCACGTATGCGCTCGGTCGGCAAGCCATCTTTTATCCAATCGTTCATCGCTTACTCATCAAAAACTGCGCATAGCGCAACAACTCATTCAACTCGGTGTCTGTCGCCGTGTCGATAAAATCAAACAGCTCTTGAACGGTAGGACTTACGCCCTCGGTCTTCGGATCGAGGGTGCTTTTTTCTGCGCCTTTTTTTGGCAGAACGGGAAGCTCGTCTCCATCCAGCTCGGCAAGGGTGATGCCGAAATGGTCGGCGATCTTCTGGCGGGTCTTTGGGTGCGGAACAACACCGTTATCAAGCCAGTTAATAAGAGACGATTGACTGCAACCGAAAAGTTTTGCAAGTCGGTAGTTGGTTAGATTCTCTTTTTCTTTTATATACTTCAAGTTTTGTGCAAAGCTCATAAAAATATCCCTTCAACTTCGTCACAATAATACTTCAACCTATATTGACTTATGCTTCAACTTAAAGTATAATCTTTTTCGTGGATAGGCAATAAGAGACCTGACCACCCCGGCAAATCGGGCTGGTGAGAAACATATAGTTGTCGCAAACTTAGAGTATCACCATTGCTCCAATTTGTCAATAGAATGCTCTAATTTTGGAGGTGAAAAAGTGAACGCTACTATTAACGAACGGTTGGAGAACGCTCTGATCGAGGTTGTTGAGAGGTTTTCGAAACAGAGTTCGACCGCCGCAGAGGTGGAAGCTCTTGCAGCGGTCGCACAGGTGTTGGCTGATATGCAGAAGGGTTAGTTTTTGCTGTTAGACAGGGTCAACAGGCGGTCGTAGATTTCCTCGAAGAAATCAGCAACATTTTTCCCACCGGCTTTGTCGGAAGATGTTGTTGAGCTTGTCATTTTGGCGATGACGATTTCTTTTGCGGTATCAAACGCATACTTTTCAACAGAATTCAAGATTTCACCCCCTTTCAATACTCCATTTTACCACGCGGGAAGTAAAGGGGGCAATACTTAGAAAGGAGTTAATGAATTGAGTTTTCCTGAAAATCTGGCTCGACTGCAAACTGAGCGCGGCGAGACGAATTATCGTCTTGCAAAAGAAATCGACGTATCGCAGACGTCGATCAAAAACTGGAAAGAGAGCGTGTGCCACCCGCACCCGCGCCAAGTCAAGAAGCTGGCAAAGCACTACGGCGTGACCGTGGACGCGCTTCTAAAATCCAGCGACGGGCAGTAAAAAATGCCCCGCCCAATGTTGCAGCATCGAGCGGGGCGGGTGGGACAAATCTCACCACAAGATATTGTGTCCGTGCTTATTGTAGCACGGAAGAAAGGAAAAGGCAATGAGAAAAAAGCCAGAGTACAAAATCATTTGGGTCACGCCGCCTGACCCTGTAAAGCTGGGGACGATCATGGGCGAGATTTACGCACGCGGTCGCGGCCTTGAGTTTGTCGGCCTTTTGCCGAACGAGAAGAAGGGAGAAAGGGAATGAACACCTTTTTGATTTTTATCGGCATCGGCACCGTGACGCATTGGTTTATGCGGGCGCTGGACAAACTGGAGGGCAGGGCATGAGGCGCGACCGACGCACCCGCGAGCAGCGCAAGGCCGACGCTTCGGCGCGCATCGCCGCCGTCTGCCTGTTCCTCGCGGCGCTGCTGATCCTCTTTGCGGTGCTGACGGTCAAAACCATCGGGCAGCCGTACAAGGGCGAGCCGCCGGTCGTCGAAGACAAGCTCCCCGGCGAGGACAAGCCCGCAGAGGGATGCGCGGTGCTCGACATCGGCGAACCGCTCGGTGAGTTCCGGCTGACCGCCTATTGCCCGTGCATGAAGTGCTGCGGCAAGACGGACGGCATCACGGCGACCGGCACGACCGCCGCCGAGGGGCGAACGATCGCGGTTGACCCTCGCGTGATCCCTTACGGCTCCTCCGTCACGATCTACTTTGCCGACGGCACGAGCCATACATACACCGCCGAGGACTGCGGCGGCGCGATCAAGGAAAACCGCATCGACGTATTCTTTGACAACCATCAGGCCGCGCGGGAGTTTGGCGTCCAAACCGCTTACGTTTACAAGGAGGAGGCAGCATGACAGACGATGTTATCACTCTGCGAAACCATCTTCGCGTCGGCGCCCAGAACGCGCTGCGTCGTTGGCAGCTCTGCGAAATGACCGGCTGGACAGACCGGCACTTGCGCAAAGTGATCGAGGCGGCACGATGCGAGGAGGACGGCGAGGAGTACTGCATCATGAACTTTGGCAAGGGCTACTACTTATCAAACGATCCGGCAGAAGCCGAGGTGCTCCGCAAGATCGAGATGGCGCGGATAGCGTCCATTGTCGGGCGGACATACGGCCTGTCGGAGATGATACGGAAAGCGGGGAGGTCGTAATTTACATGGTTTACAAATGCGAAGCCTGCAACGCGATCTTCTTTGAGCCGTACACTTATCAGGTACGCGAGAACCTTGACGGCGAGAACGGCATAGAAACGCGGACGGTCGCCGAGTGCCCGTTCTGCGGTGAAGAATGGGTTACGGAGGTGGAAGACGATGCCGAATCTGGATGACGGCACTTCCGGCTATTTGAAAGGCACGGCGTCGGTAACGACCTATTTCCCAATCGACCGCAAAGGAACAGCATACATCGCCTGCGAAGCCTGCCGGTTTTACAGACGGTCAAGCAAGCGCTGCGGGCTTACGGATGAAGTCATTCCGTGGCCGGACAAATACACCGGGCGAAACTGCCCGCTTACTTTGGAGGAAGAAGAAAATGGAGAACCTTAGAATTTATGAAAGCGTGCGGCAAGTCCCGCCGTCCGCACAGCGTGAAATCCAGGCGGGGAGACTGAAAGGCAAGACCGACATTAACCCCATGTGGCGCATTAAGGCGCTGACGGAGCAGTTCGGCCCCTGCGGAATTGGATGGAAGTACATAATCACGGATAAGCGGTTGGAACAGGGCGCGAACAACGAGGTTTCCGCATTTGTGGACATAAACCTTTTCATTAAGGTCGATGGTGCGTGGTCAGATGCGATCCCCGGCACAGGCGGCAGCGCGTTTGTCGCCAGCGAACGAAACGGCCTTTACACCTCTGACGAGTGCTTCAAGATGGCGCTGACCGATGCTATCTCCGTTGCCTGCAAGGCGCTCGGGTTTGGCGCGGATGTGTATTGGGCGAAGGACGCGACCAAGTACACGCCAAGAACCGCAGAGCAGAAGCCGAGCAAGGCCGAGATGGAATCCTTCAATCAGGCGTACAAGGAACAGTTTGACTACACCTGCCAAGACTGCAAGCAGCCGATCACACCGCAGTCCTTTAACGGAAAGCTCTATCGTGTGAGCGACATCTCCAAAGGCGCGATGAAGAAATACGGGGTGCCGCTCTGCTGGGCTTGCATGGAAAAGAGGAAAGCCAATGAAAGCCCGACTGCATGATCTATCCCTTGCGCGCGATGGTGGGTATCTGCTCACCATCGCCACGCGGGAGAACGTCGGCGCATTGTATGACGAGTTGCACGAGACAGACGTTGACGTGACCGTGAAGAAGCACCGCGAGAAGCGAAGCCTCGATGCCAACGCTTACGCATGGGTATTGATGGACAAGCTCGCAGAAGCCACAGGAACGCCTACAAGCGAGGTTTACCGGCAGGCCGTGAAAGATGTCGGCGGGAACACGGAAACCGTCTGCGTGCGAGAGAAAGCCGTACAGAAGCTATGCGGCGGCTGGAACAAGAACGGTATCGGCTGGCAGACGGAAGTGATGGACAGCAAAATTGACGGCTGCAAGAACGTGGTGCTGTATTACGGTTCGTCTACCTTTGACACAAAGCAGATGTCCCGCCTGATCGACAACATCGTGCAGGACTGCAAGGCGGTTGGCATCGAGACCTTGACCCCACAGCAGCTTGACGCGCTGAAGGAGGATTGGCGATGCACAAAATGACAAAGGCCACGTCCATCCCCAAAAGCGTCAAGGAGGCCGTATACGAGCGCGACGGCGGGCGCTGCATTCTATGCGGGCGGAACAACGGAGAACCTGTAGCGCACGTTATACGGCGCTCACAGGGCGGCAGAGGCATCGAGCAGAACATTGTGACGCTCTGCCCCTCCTGCCACCGAGCCTTTGACGAGGGACCGCAGAGGACGGCGCTATACGCCTGCATCGTCGGCTACCTCGAAACGAAATATCCAGGTTGGACACGGGAGAACATGATTTACAGAAAAAACAGGGAGGAATTGAAATGAGCTTGAACAGGATCAGCGTCATGGGACGCATTGGAAAGGACCTTGAGCTGCGCCGCACGCAGAGCGGAAAGGCGGTCACCAGCTTTCCCATCGCCGTCGACCGCGACGGTAAGGATGCCGGAACGGACTGGTTTGATGTGGTCGCGTGGGAGCGCACGGCGGAGTTTGCCGCGCAATACTGTGCCAAGGGGCGCAAGGTGGTGGTAGACGGCCGCTTGCAGGCGCGAGACTGGACCGACAAGGACGGGAATAAGCGCCGCTCGGTCGAGATCATCGTTAATAGCGTGTACTTTGCCGACAGCAAGCCGCAGGAGGGACCCGCCGCATACAGTCCCGCATCAAGCAGTCCGGGCGAGTTTAGCGAGGTCGAGGATGACGGGGACCTCCCGTTTTAAGGGAGGCGCTGGATGAGATACGATGTGTTGATTTATGACAGCGACAATATTTGGGACGCTGCCGACCCATCCGGAAGTATGATCCGCATCAACGGATTAACGCAGTCTGAGGCAGACGATATTGCCGATATTTTGACGCAGCACGGCGTTTCGATTGGCCTGCTCCCCTATAAGGAGTGAGCGCATGGCGGATATGACTTACATCAAACTGTTTGTCGATTACTTGGACGCAATAGAGCCACTCGGTGACGCTGAGAGGGGGAGGCTTTTCACTTCCTTGTTAGAATACGCAAGGACGGGCGAAGCCCCGCAGCTTGGCGGGAACGAACGGTTTCTTTTCCCTATGATGAGGGCGCAGATCGACAGGGACAACGCTGCAATGACGGGATTATCCGAGGCGCGAAGCAAGGCAGGGAAGATTGGAGCCGAAGCAAAACAAGCAAATGCAGGATTTGCCAAGCAAAACAAGCAAATGCCAAATTTGCCAAGCAAATCAAGCTATGACAAAGACAAAGACAAAGACAAAGACAAAGACAAAGACAAAGACAAAGACGAGAGTATTATGCGCACGAGGCGCTTTACTCCTCCCACTTTGGACGATGTTTTGGCTTATGTTCGGGAACGCGGTTCAGACGTAGACCCGCAACGGTTTCTTGATTTCTACGCATCCAAAGGATGGATGGTAGGAAAGAATCCGATGAAGGACTGGAAAGCCGCTGTGCGAACATGGGAAAAGCGCGAGGATACGGGCAACCACTCCAATCCAACGCCCGGAAACAATGCGTGGATGAAAGAATACCTGTGAGGAGGAAAGCATGAAACTATTGATCGGCGGAAGCCCCTGCACGCACTGGAGACCAATTTCGGGGTATGAAGGATTCTACGAGGTTTCGGATAATGGAGAGGTACGAAATTCAAGAACGGGTCGGATCCTAAAACAAAAAGTTGAGCGAAACGGCTATGTTCGAGTGCATCTATCTAAAGACGGAACTGCAAGAAGTCTGCTTCTACATAGGGTGGTTGCAAATACTTTTATACCAAATCCGAACGGACTTCTTACTGTAAACCACCTGGATGAAAATAAGACAAATAACAGATTGTCAAATCTGGAATGGGCTAATATGTCCCGTCAAAACTCCTATGGACAAGGAGCAAGGGCACGAAACAAAGCGAAGGAGCGTCCCGTATGGCAGTTATCTATGGACGGGGAGCCAATTCACCTGTGGAGCAGCATAAAAGAGGCTGCTATAGCACTGGGGGTAAACCCGTCTACGGTCGTTTGCGTTTGCAAGGGGAAACGCCGTTATAAATCGACCGGCGGATATAAATTTAGGTATTCGGAGGAGGTGGTTTTGCATGGTTAAACTGCTTATCGGCGGGTCTCCATGCACTTAGCTCACTGGAGTATCGCGCAGACCAAGAACCGCGAGACCGAGGCCAGCGGCATCGGCTGGGAGCTGTTCCTGAACTACCGCATTGCCCGCGACAAATACAAACCGGACTATTTTCTCTACGAGAACAACAAATCCATGTCGCCCGCCATTCGGACGCAGATCACGGCGGAGCTGGGCGTGGAACCGGTGCTTATCAACTCCGCTCTGGTCTCCGCACAGAACCGACAGCGCCTGTATTGGGTGGGTAAGCGTGAGCCGGACGGCACATACAGCCAAGTGGACATTGAGCAGCCGGAGGACAGAGGCATCCTGCTGCGGGACATTTTGGAGACGGTCGCCCCGCACCGTGAAAAGGGTTATGCGCTACAGGCGGAGTGTATCAATGGCCTATCTATTGGAAAATCGAGAACTGTTGATGCGCACATGGGAAAACTGGAGTGCTGTTTGGTACCAAGAATGAACGACCCTAACCCAGCAAAACAGCAATACGACTGTATCATAGAGCCTGTACGCATCGGAACCATTGAGAACGACGCAAAGAACCAGACTTTTGACAGCCAGCAATACCGTGTTTACAGCCCGGACGCAAAAAGCGTAACCCTCTGCGGGAATGGCGGCGGCCTGGGCGCAAAAATCGGGCTTTATGCCGTGCCTGTGGCTGGGCGCGTCGTGGGACGCAGGATCAACGAGCAAGGCCACCGCGACGATTACAACGAAGCGATCCCGCATTTTCAGTATTTCGAGGTAAACGAAGAACCGCAGAAAACCAACTGCCTGACAACCGTTCAGAAAGACAATATGATTGCCGTTCCCGTTATATCGGACGGGAAAGGGCAGTTTGCAATTAAGGCGGCAGGCGGAAAAGAAATCCCCGTTTACGAGGTTCGCGGCGGGCGGATTACACTCAAAGGAAAGACATACTCCATTAAACTGGCAGACGGATTCTACATCATTCGCAAGCTGACGGTCCGCGAGTGTATGCGCCTCCAGACCGTGCCGGAGGAGTATGTTTTCCCTGTCAGCGCCACCCAAGCTTACAAGATGCTGGGCAACGGCTGGACGGTGGACGTGATCGCCCACATTATGAGCCATTTTACCGGGCTGACGAAAGAACCGGTGAAAGTGCTTTCCATGTACGACGGTATGAGCTGCGGCCATATCGCACTGGACAAGCTGGGCGCGGAGATCACCGCCTACTATGCAACCGAGATCGACAAGTACGCCATCCAAACCACACAGCACAATTACCCGGACACCGTGCAGCTGGGCGACGCTTTTCAGGTGCGGAACGATGATTGGAGATTGGGGGAGGAACTATGAGAGATACAAACCTCGTAAATGCGCTGCGTGAGCACGCGGAATGGGCGCGGGCAAATGAGTGGGAAACGCCGATCACGCTGGGCGATGATCTGGCGGAGGCCGCTGACCGGATCGAAGCGCAGGCGAAAGAAATTGAGAAACTGCGGGGGCAGGTGCCCCACTGGATCCCGGTGGAGGAGCGGCTGCCTGAGAATTTTCGGAAAGTGCTGTGTTGGGGTGAGTATTTCCGCTATGGAGACTTTAATGGAATGTTTGTAAATTACGCACTCGGATATCAAAACAACGGGAGATGGGGCGGTGAAGTTGCCAATGGAACAAATGCTCGTGCTTTGGCGTGGATGCCGCTGCCGGAACCGCCGAAGGAGGAAAGGTAAATGAAAAGACTGACAACTAATTGCCCGGATAACAACCTTGATGCCGCCCTGAATCTGTTTTACATCAAAGACTCCGAGACGTGGGTGCGGGGCGGAGGTGATGGCCCGGATTACCCGGACATCCGGCTTTACGATTTTATCCGCAAAGCCGCAAAGATTTTACTGCCAGACTGGGACTTTCCAATGGATGATGATGGCGTAGACTATGCGATGGGTGAGCTTTTGCTGGACGGCCCTGATGAGCCGACAGGCCTGCTTGCCCTGCTTTATACCGCAGCATGGTCATACGCAGAACTGCGTGGCAGGCTCATGCAATATGAGGACACGGGGCTGGAACCTCGGGAGGTATCTGCGATTGTTAAAGAGTGGAGCGACCTTTGCACTATCGTAGGAGAGTGTGGCGGCGTCGACCGCCTGCGGGAGCTGGCCGAGGCTGACAAGGACGGGCGGATGGTGGTGCTGCCAGTAAAACCAGTACTTACGCCGATTATTTCCAGCATGTTATACATAATCGATGACGGAGACATCTATGAAGATGCGCTTTATGAAGCTGATGTCGGGATGTCGGAAAGTGGGAAGACAAATGTAGTCTTCACGACGCTTTCCGACCTGATGATCTTCGAGCAAGCCGAAATCGGCAAGACCGTATTCCTCACCCGCGAGGCGGCAGAGGAAGCATTGGAGGCGATGAAGGATGAATGAACTGAAACCTTGCCCGTTCTGCGGCGGAGAAGCAATACTTGAAACAGTAGATGGCAACAGCCCAGAAGAGTGCTATATATACTGCCCAGAGTGTGATTTTGAAAGTGGCGTATATAGTAAACCCAAATTTATCGTCGAAAAGTGGAATAGGAGGGCTGACAATGGCTAAATACATTCGTGCCGTAGAAGCGGCAGAAAAAGTCGAGGGAACCTTTAAAATACCAATGGCAGACCTTGTGGGCATTTTCGCGGAAATCCCCGCCGCTGACTTGATCGAGGCGCAGGCGAAAGAAATTGACGCCCTGCGGAACGAACTGTGCCTGAAATGCGGAAACTACACGCGGCCCATGAGGGAGCCTGTAGCGGATGTCGTTGGAGGAGGTAAGAAGATGGACGCGTTAGAATTTTTGAAAGAAAGAAAAAGGATGTGCCGTTCTTTTTGTGGATCGTGCAGGGGCTGCCCGTGTGAAAAGGTTAGATGCGCACTCAACTCCCTTACGTCTGACGATGACTACAAGCGGATCGTTGCTGCGGTCGAGGAATGGTCTGCTGCGCACCAGCTCAAGACGCGGCAGAGCGTGTTTCTGGAGCAGTTTCCAAATGCGCCAATATATACGAACACACATAACGTTGCTTTAGACCCATGCCTTGTTGATACAACGTTACGCGGGCATTGCCCGACTGGAAGAGGCTGTGATATTTGCCGCCGCGAGTTTTGGATGCAGGAGGTGGAGTGATGGAACGCCTGACAAAACATAGCAAGCAAACATCGCACGAAAACGGTATCTGCTGCACACATTTTCGCGGCCCCGAATGCCTCGAAGTTGGCGGGAACTGCGCCATGAATTGCAAGTGGGAAGAAGCGGCGTGGAGCCGCCTCGCCGCCTACGAGGACACAGGGCTGACGCCGGAACGCTGTGCCGAATTTGCGCGAGCAGACGCGGAAGGACGATACATCGTAATGCGTGATGCGGAGCAGGAGGGCGTTGCCCGCCTGCGCGAGCTGGCCGAGGCCGACAAGGCCGGGCGGCTGGTGGTGCTGCCGTCAAACAAAGCGTTGACCAATGCAGACCGTATGAGGACTGCGACAAATCAGCAGTTGGCGAAACAGCTTTACGATACCCAAAAAGAGCTTTGCAGAATGCTGTACAAAAAACTTGGGTTTGAAGATGAATTGAATTTTTCTGAGGATTACTCGGATATCTTAGCTTGGTTAAACGCCCCATCGAAGGAGGCGGAGAAAGAATTGGAGGCGATGAAGGATGCTTGAGTTAAAATCCTGCCCGTTTTGCGGATGCGACATGAAAATCGAAACTGTAACGATCGATTATATCGAAACTGCTTTGCTCGTTGGGAATCCTCGGCATAAGGATGGGTGCATGATTGGCGCGATGGCGTCGCCGAGAAGCAAAGACGTTGACAAACTGGTCGAATTTTGGAATAGGAGGGCTGACAATGGCTGAATACATTGCAAAGGAAGCGGCTATTAAAGCCGCAGAACACGCATACCACGAGTGGAATCTCGCTATGGCCGCAGCTGACGGAAAAAGAGAAATCAATCTGGTTTACAAGCGACAGGAATTATGCAAAGCAGTAGAGGCAGTTTTTGATATTGTCCCCGCCGCCGACGTTGCGCCGGTGGTGCGGTGTAAGGAATGCGCCGAGTTCCAGCAAAAAGGGAAATATTATAATGGGACGCCATTCGGTTATTGCTATCACTGGGATTATGAAGAAGGCTCATCTCCAAACAAAGTGGATGGTAACGATTTTTGCAGCTACGGTAAGCGGAGGGAGGACGCATGATTCGCATCATCATCGACATTGAAGACCACGGCGACAAGCTGGCGACCAAGGAGGCTGTGGCAATGGCGCTTGAGCAGTTCGGCAAGGTGCGCGTCGTCCTCGTATCGGACGGGAGGGGAAAATGAGCCTGACGGCATCTGACCTTGCACGTCTCGGGCCCGCGGCACAAAAACAGGTGGTTGAAAAGGTACTTGCTCAAAAAACGGGCAAGTACCACAACCGCAAAACCGTGCGGCACGGCATCACGTTTGACAGCAAGCACGAGGCAGACCGCTACGATGAGCTGCGACTGTTGTTGAAAGCGGGGAAAATACACGATTTGAAGCTACAGCAGACGTACAAGCTTGTGGGGGCGCAAAGAACGCCCACAGGAGCCGCTGTGAGGGCAGTTACATACATAGCCGACTTCGTGTATACCCGTGACGGGAAAACGATTGTAGAGGACGCAAAGGGCTTTAAGACAAAGGACTATATCATCAAGAAAAAACTGATGCTGGAGCGATTCGGCATTTGGGTGGAGGAAGTGTAAATGGCAGAACAAAGTTCGACGCTGTGTTGGTCGTGCAAATACGCCTGCGGAAAATGCCCCTGGTCGGAATGCGACAAGGAAACGCGGAAGCTGAAGTGGCAGCCGGTGGAAGGTTGGCGCGCGATCAGAACAAAGGTTTTGATGAATTCATGCGGCGGCGCTCGCAGGCATTACGAAACAAGCTACATTGTCACGGCCTGCCCGCAGTACGAGGTGGGATGAAATGAGCTGCTTTAACTGTCAGGAGCGGCACGTCGGCTGTCATTCGACCTGTGAACGATATGCTGCGTGGCTGCGAGAAAAGAAAGAGTCAAAAAGCAACGAAATGGCCAGCATAGCCGAAGAAAGCGCGATGATCAATTACATTCAAAGGTCAAAAGACCGATACAAACGGAGGGTGGGGAGAAAATGATCGAATATCCCTATTGCGTCTATCCGGCGCTGAAAAAGGTATTTTGCGAGCGGCAGTACACGCGCCGCCAGCTTGCCGAGGCGGTAGGCATTTCCAAAAGCAACATCTGGTGGTGGCTGTCGGGCAACAATCAGCATACCATCGACGTGATCAAAGGCATCCTCAGAGAGAGCGGCCTGACGTTCGAGGAAGCGTTTGGAGGTGCGGAATGAAAGTAGGCGACAAGGTGCGGGCGCAGTTTATGACGGTGCCGGAGGAGTTTTCGGGAAAAGCGCGCGGCGAAAAGCTGTACCCGCTCCGCACTGGCGTGGTGACGTACATCCATCCGCAGAGACGCTATGTGACCGTGGCGATCATGGTAGACGGCAAGGAGATCAAAGAGAGTTTCCGACCGGAGGAGGTGCTGGCATGAAATGCGAGTTATACCATGACAATTTTCAGAATTTTAAGCGATACAATATCCCAAAAGCACAGCTTGTGATTGCGGATATACCCTATAACATTGGCGTGGACGCCTATGCAAGCAATCCGATGTGGTACAACGGAGGGGATAATAAAAATGGAGAAAGTAAGCTTGCGAAGCAGAGCTTTTTCCACACGGACGGAACATTCAAAATTGCGGAGTATATGCACTTCTGTAATCGTATGCTGCGCAAGGAACCGAAGGAAAAGGGGCAGTCTCCGGCAATGATCGTGTTTTGCGCGTTTGAGCAGATGCAAACGGTGATTGAATACGGAAAGCGCTACGGGTTCATGAAAAGCTATCCGCTGTTTTTCTGTAAAAACTATTCCGCGCAGGTGCTGAAAGCCAACATGAAGATTGTGGGCGCGACGGAATTTGCGGTTGTCCTCTACCGGGACAAGCTGCCGAAGTTCCGCAATGTCGGTGCGGATGGAGAGCGCCACATGGTGTTTGACTGGATATCTTGGGAACGGGACAAGCGCAGCGAGTATCCGAAAGTACATCCGACACAAAAGCCGATAGGCGTACTGAAAAAGTTGATCTCCGTGTTTACAGACCCAGGCGATGTTGTGATCGACCCATGCGCCGGAAGTGCATCAACGCTCCGCGCAGCGTATGAGTTGGGGCGGGACGCGTATGGCTTCGAGGTGGACAAGGGGTTTTACGAGGCAGCGAAAGAAAAGATGCTTGCTCCTTTGTTTGCAAAGCCTGAATTTGAGCAGATCGGAATGGGGGATGTGGTATGAGCGCGTTTCCCGAGCGCTTGAAGCGCTTACGGGAGAGAAAGAGAATAAAGCAATACGTCTTATCTGAATTGTGCGGTCTGCACCGTGACGCGGTGAGGCGGTACGAGGCGGGGGAGGCTACGCCCACAACGGACGCATTGGAAAGCATCGCCGACAAGTTTGGGGTGTCGGTCGATTATCTGCTCGGAAGGACGGATAATCCGATGACCGTGGACGATTATCTAAAAAAATTTTGAAAATTCCCCTTTTAAGGGGAAAAATAAGAAAAACCTATGCAAAAATAGAGGCGTGATGGGGCGAGGCTCTTCACGCCTCTGCTTTTTCATCTGTTTCCTCCTCCCTTGATAGCCCGCCCTTCGGGGCGGGCGGTTGAGGGCAATATGCCGTGGCTCGTATGCACCTCACCATCCGAGGACTGGACGGTCATACCGTCTTCGCGGCATTCATGATCCAGACCTCGGCGCCGAGGTCGCCCACATGACCGGACTCCCCGCACCTCTCAACGATGTGGCCCAGGGGAGACATACGCAGATGTGGCGGAATAGGTAGACGCTGCAAGGGTATGTGACTTAAATAAGCGCAACGGAATGCTCACGTATTGGGGTTAAGTAGCTACCTCGGATCGCGCATAAAGCTTGCTGCGGACTGTTTAAGCATGTGAGGTGCAAATCCTCACCATCTGCACGAGAGGCCGGGTCGCTCCCGGATGATGTGAGAGTACGCAGAACGCCTCACAGAGAATGACAATGCCTGCTGAAAACTGCGCGTGGGGATGCGTCCCCCTTGCCGTGACTGATGAAAGCGCTTGAAATGCTTGCGGGGCCTCAAGCGGGCATGAGCGTGTGACAATCTAAGCGGGAACTGCACATACACGGCATAGGTGCCCCGTAAGGGGAGACCACAGCGAGTGACGGGGACTTTCCCCGAAGCGCTAAAGCAGGGCAGGACTGCAATGCCGTACTATCCCGGCCAGCGGGCGAGGAAGCGTAAAAAGCTAAGTATCAGGCGGCTGGTATAATTGCCAAGTTCCTGATGGCTGGTAGGAAGACGCAGCGCAGCCGGGAACCGATAAAAAAGATCTTGCGTACCATGTTTGGCCCGGGGAGAGCCGGACATGCAAGATGTGTATGCCCTTCGGGGCGGGTAAAGTCTGCTATGTAAGGCCAAGGGGCGGGGGCCGGTAGCAAAACGAAAGGGAGTGAGCGTATGGCTGGCGGAGCGCCAAGAAAATGGAAAAGCGTAAAGGCAATGCAGGAGGCTATTGACGCTTACTTTGAGAGCTGCAAAGGAACACCGCTTATGATTGACGGCGATGTTGCCACAGATAAATACGGAAGGCCGATTATTTTAGATGAAAAGCCGCCGACGATAACAGGGCTGGCGCTGTCGCTGGGGTTCACAGGGCGGCAGGCGTTGATTGATTATCAGGGGAGACCGGAGTTTGCGGACACGGTTACGCGCGCAAAGTCCAGATGTGAAGAATACGCTGAATCTCGGCTCTACGACAAAGACGGTGCGAACGGCGCGAAATTCTCGCTTGGCTGCAATTTCGGTTGGCGTGAAGTGAATGAGACAAAAATAAGCACGGATTCCGTCAAGGTGGTTATTGATGTCTGATATTCTCTTGTCAGAAAAAATCGGCTCGGCTTTTTACGACGTGGCTCACGATGTGTTCCATCATGGGCACACACACTACGATTTCAGCGGTGGGAGAGGTTCGCTGAAGTCGTCCACGGTGTCCGTGCTCGTCCCCCTGCTGCTGATAAACAACCCGGGTACACATGCGCTCGTGTTGCGCAAGGTGGCAAACACGATCCGCGATAGCGTATATGCGCAGTATATCTGGGCAATCGGTGAGCTGGGCATGGCGGCGTATTGGGAAGCCAAGGTTTCCCCGATGGAGCTGATCTACAAGCCGACAGGACAGAAGATCATGTTCCGGGGCGCTGACGACCCCATGAAGATCAAGTCTATCAAGGTGCCGTTTGGCTATATCGCCGTGACGCACTTTGAAGAGAAAGACCAGTTTGCCGGACGCGCGGAGATACGAAACATTTTGCAGTCGACCATGCGCGGCGGCTCGGTGTTTTGGAATTTTGAGAGCTATAACCCGCCAATTTCGCGCGACAACTGGGCGAACAAGGACAGTTTGGAAGAGCGCGCTGACCGGCTTTGCCACAAGTCAACATATCTGCAAGCGCCGCCTGAATGGTTGGGCGAACAGTTTCTTGCGGAAGCGGAACACCTGAAGGAGACGGACGAGCGCGCATATCAGCACGAATATCTCGGTATTCCGGTCGGCACGGGTGGCAATGTGTTTGAAAATTTGGAGCTGCGAGAGATTACCGACGAGGAAATGTCGCACTTTGACCAAATCTATCAGGGCGTTGACTATGGGTGGTTCCCTGATCCGTTCGCCTTTATCCGGCTGCACTACGACCGTGCGAGAGAGACCATTTACCTGATGGACGAGATATACCAAAACAAGCTCACAAACGAGGCAAGCGGGAACATCATCATCCAGCGCGGGTACAAAGATGCTTATATCACTTGCGACAGCGCTGAGCCTAAGAGTGTAGCGGACTACCGCGCTATGGGGCTTCCAGCAAAGGCGTCGGTCAAAGGCCCCGGTTCTGTTGACTACGGTATGAAGTGGCTCCAGCGGCGCAAGATCGTCATAGACCGGAAACGCACGCCAAACGCATATAACGAGTTCGTGAATTACGAATATGAACGGAATAAAGACGGCGACATCATCAGCGGGTATCCTGATGCAAATAACCATTTGATCGATGCCACAAGATACGCTTTAGAGCGTATTTCTCGCCAGATGGGAGTTATCGCATGAGCAATGCAGTTATCTTAAAACTTAGCGAGCTTGGCTATACCACGATCCCCGAATCGTTTTACAGCAAGGTTGCGGAGTGGAAAAGCTGGTATCAGGGGAATGTAAAGGGCTTCCACAATTACCGCGTCCGTAACGGTGAAAGCATGGTCAACTGCAAGCGGTATTCCCTCGGAATGGGAAAGAAGCTGTGCGAGGATTGGGCGAATCTGCTCATGAACGAGAAAGTGCAGATAACGCTTGAAGGGAATAAGGAGCAGGAATTTATTGACCGCATCTTGACGGAGAACAATTTTACCGTTAAGGCGAATGAGATGCAGGAAATGAAGTCTGCGCTTGGCACGGTGGCATACATTCCCCGCGTGGTGGGGCAGGAGGTCAACGAGAGCGGCGAGATCGTACCCGGCAACGCCTCCGGCATTGTGCTAGACTATGTGACCATCGAAAATATCTATCCGCTGGCATGGCAGAATGGATATATCAGCGAGTGCGCGTTTTCCTCTGTAGTTACAAGGGGTGGGCGCGATTACCTCTATCTGCAAATCCATCGCAAAGAGGATGGCGGCGAATACGTCATTGAGAACCGCATTTATCGGTATGAAAATGAGCAACTTGCAGACGAAGCGCTGACCAATGTTAAGGGCTTTGAGCGCATCCCCCCTGTTGTGCATACCGGAAGCGATAAGCGTCAATTTGTCATTGACCGACCCAACATTGCGAATAACTTTAACTATTTGCTTCCGACCGGCATTTCGGTGTATGCAAATACTATCGACGTAATGCAGGGCGTGGATATTGCTTATGATAGCTACGTCAATGAGTTCAAGCTCGGGAAAAAGCGCATTATGGTGAAACCATCTGCAGCGAAGTACCTTGACGGAGAGCCGGTATTTGATTCAAGCGACGTCGCGTTTTACGTTCTTCCGGAGGACGTAAACGACGGTGCGGTTATTACGCCGATTGATATGACATTGCGGACGGCGGAGCACAACACCGGCATTCAGGATCAGCTCAACATTTTGTCCAGCAAGTGCGGCTTCGGTGAGACCTATTACCGCTTTGACGGTGGCAGCGTAGCAACTGCCACACAAGTCATCAGCGAAAACTCTACCATGTTCCGCACCATCAAAAAGATGGAGATCGTTCTGGAGCAGGCGCTGGTGGAGCTGTGCCGTATCTTGCTGCGGCTGGGCAACACGGCCATGAATGCTGGGCTAAATGAGGACGTGGCGATTTCCATCGACTTCGATGACAGCATTATTGAGGACAAGCAAACCGACTTTTCCCGTGATATGCAGCTTCTCAGTGCGGGCATTATGAACGATTGGGAGTTCCGCATGAAGTGGATGAACGAGGACGAGGCGACCGCAAAGGCGGCGCTGCCGAAGATGCAGGACATGACCACGGAGCAGCAGAGCGAAGTGGAATGAGGTGACAGGCAGTGCCGAAATACCCATTCACCCCCGAACTGCTGGATGCCATGCCGGAAGAGCTGGCGGAGCTGTACCGTGGACTTGAGGACACGATGCTAATGGAGATATGTTCCCGGCTGAGGCTGCGGGACGAGCTAAACGAGGTCACGGTGCAGGACATCAAGGCGCTGCGGTCACATGGCATCGACCTGAAGGACATCGAAAAAGCGATCCGAAAGACCATTGGCATCAGCGAGAAGAAGTTGAACGAGCTGATAGACGATGTGGTGGAGCGCAACCAAAAGTATTACACCGAGGTCATAGACCTTGCCCGTGTAACACAGCCTGACGTGCTGGTGGATGCGACCACTATTGACGCGATAAAACGGCAGACGAAAAACGTGTTCCGTAACATTACTGCGTCTATGGGCTTTTTGGTAGATGCGGGGCGGACGATGCTGCCCCCCGCAAAGGCGTACCAGTGGGCTTTAGATGCTGCTACGTTGAAAGTAGAAAGCGGGGCTATTTCTTATGGGCAAGCCATCAAAGACGCCGTTAGGGAGCTTGCAAGTGGCGGCCTGCGCGTGGTGGACTATGAGAGCGGACACCGTGACCATGTAGACGTAGCTGTCCGGCGTGCCGTAATGACAGGCGTATCGCAGCTGTGCAGTAAGTACACGGAGCAAGCGGCGGAATACTTAGAAACGCCGTATTATGAAGTGTCTGCCCACGCCGGGGCGCGTGATGTGCCGGGGCGGTCGCCCTGGTCATCGCACAAGGACTGGCAAGGCAAAGTGTATTCCACACGCAGCGGCGACATCTATCCAAACATTTACGAGGTCTGCGGTCTGGGTGCTGTGGATGGCCTGGAAGGAGCTAACTGCCGCCACCGCCGTTTCCCCTGGGTGGAGGGCGTAAGTGAGCGCACATACAATGACGAACAGCTTGAGCATATCGACGATGGTCTAGGCTGTACGTTTGAGGGAAAGACCTATACGGCATACGAGACCACGCAGGAGCAGCGAAAGGTGGAGCGCACCATACGCAAGTTCAAGCGCGAAAAAGCCGCCTACAAGGCCGCAGGATTGCGCGAAGAAGAACAGGCGGTAAATATAAGGCTGCGGCGGTTAAACGCCAAATACAAGGCGTTCAGCGCGGCGGCAGGGTTACCGGAGCAGCGGGAAAGGATGAAGGTGCTGTATGATTGACGAAAAACTAAAAACCGCCATCGAAAAGGCGCTTGCCGCCGGTTGTCGGGTACAGCTAAAGCGAATGAAAGACGGTAGCGTAAAAGCGCAGGTCATCAAAGCGGAAGAATTGAAAAAATAATCTCATAAATCCTCTTGACATTGTAACTAACTACAAATATAATGTAGTTAGCCACAACGGAGGTGATGAAATGGCTGAAAAAAGCCGCGCCGAATACTTCCGAGAGCGCAGGAAAGCCATGAAGCAATTAGTTTTTATGGTTGACAAGGAAAAGGCCGAAGCACTCGATAGAAAACTCGCCGAAAAGGGCGAGGGTCGAACGGATTGGTTCAGAAAAAAACTTGAAGAAGAAATCGGCAAATAAAAAGAACGCCCACCGTCCGACCAAGACAACGTGAGCGTTCAAATCACAACAGGTTTCCCCATTGGTAAATCTCATTCTATCATCGGGGAAGCCTCAAAGTCAAGAGAAATGAGGTTTTATTATGCTTACTGTTAGAGAAGCCTGCGAGCTTATCCACGACCCGAAAGAAGTTGATGTTGCCGTGAATGGAGGCGCATATACGCTTTTCCGTGCTGGCTCGTCCGGATATGACGATGTTATGGTCGAAGTATTCGGGGACTATATTGTGAAAGATATTTTCTGCGGCAAAGAGGGGAGCTTTGAGCTTGAGATCAAAATGCGCCCGATGAAGAAGGAGGACATTGCATGAACGAACTAATGATTTTCAACAATCCCGAATTTGGGAATATCCGCACGATGGAACGCGACGGTGCGCCGTGGTTCGTCGGTAAGGACGTTGCGGAAGCGCTTGGGTACAGTAATTCGCGCGATGCGGTGTCTACCCATGTAGATGGTGAGGACAAAGCCACCGTCGCGTTTCACGACGGCAGCCAAAACAGAAACATGGTAGTTATCAACGAAAGCGGCCTTTACGCCCTCGTCCTCGGCTCTAAGCTGCCGACGGCGAAAAAGTTCAAACGATGGGTGACAAGTGAGGTTATCCCCAGCATACGCAAGCACGGCGGCTACATTAACGGGCAGGAGAACATGACGCCGGAGGAGCTAATGGCATCGGCGTTGCTGATGGCACAGAAAACGCTTGCGGATCGCGACGCTCGCATTTCCACGCTTACTGTGGAAAATCAGATCATGCTCCCGAAAGCCGAGTATTTTGACCAGCTTGTGGAGAGAAATACGCTGTTGAATTTCCGCGAGACCGCAAAGGCGTTGGACGTTCCGCCTAAGAAGTTCGTTTCTTTCCTGCTGGAAAAGAAGTACGTTTACCGTGACAAAAAGGGCAAGCTGCTCCCGTATGAACACAAGAACGACGGCCTGTTCGAAGTCAAAGAATCGGTAAACGAAAAGACGAATTGGAGCGGCGCACAGACGCTTATCACGCCGAAAGGTAGAGAAACATTCCGCTTGCTGTTTTTGGGCGTGGCGTGATATAATATCAGCAAGTAAATAACGCACGTAGCGCAATTGAGCGCGCGGAACGGCACGATGAGCCAACTACTGAGAAATCCTCGGTGGTTGGCTCTTTTGTTTTATCGATCATGCCGAGAGGCGTAAAACCGCAGGGCGACGGCCCTGACAATAAACGGAGGTATTTAACAATGAGCGAACCTAATCCTAATCCGAATCCCAACCCGGCGCCTTCGCCGGAGCCGTCCCCTGCTAAGACCTTCACGCAGGAGGAAGTGGACGCCATGATTGGCAAACGCCTTGCAAAGGCGATGAAGGGCATGCCCAGCGATGACGAGTTGACCGCGTATCGCACATGGAAAGAAAGCCAGCAGACTGAGCAGGAGCGGCAGGCCAAGCGCGACAAGGAATTTGCGGACAACAAGTCCGCTCTGACCGCAGCGCAGGCCGAAGTGCAGCAACTCAAGCGCGAGAAGTATGTGCTTTCCAAGGGGCTGACCGGCGAGGAAGCGGAGTTTATCTCCTTCAAGGCTGAAAAGATGGTGGATGACAAGACCACCTTTGAACAGGCCGTGGATAAACTCACAGAAAACCGGCAGAAGGTCAAATTCGATTGGACTGCCCCCGCTGGCGGCGGCAGCGAAAAGAACAATGTCAATGCCGCGATGAACAATCTGATCCGCGGCGCACTCAAGTAACGAAAAGGAGATTACAACATGGCAAGTATTGATCGTTCCGCACTTTCCGGCCTTATCCCGGAACCTGTAACCCGCGAAATCATGCAGGGCGCTATCGCCGAATCTGCCGTTCTTCGTATGGGCCGCAGACTGGCGAATATGTCCAGCAAGACGCAGACCATCAATGTCCTTGATGCTCTGCCCTCCGCCTATTTTGTCAATGGCGAGGCCACTGACAGCGGCGCTGGCGACGCCTTCAAGCAGACCACCAAGATGGCGTGGGACAAGAAGAAGCTGTACGCCGAGGAAATCGCTGTTATTGTCCCCATTCCCGAGGCTGCTCTCGATGATGCGGACTATGACATTTGGGGCGAGGTCAAGCCCCGTTTGACCGAGGCTTTCGGCAAGGTCATCGACGCGGCTATCCTGTTCGGCACGAACAAGCCGAGCACTTGGCGCACTGGCGTTGTTCCTGCTGCTGTCGCTGCTGGCAACGGCGTGCCCATCAGCTCCGACATTTTTAGTGACATCATGGGCGAGAACGGCCTAATCGCCAAGGTCGAGCTGGACGGCTTTAACCCCAACGGCGTGATGTCCGCCATTCAGATGCGCGGCAAGCTCCGTGGTCTGAAGGACACCACCGGCCAGCCTATCTTTAAGTCCGATATGCAGGGATCTACCCGCTACGGTCTTGACGGCATGGATATGTATTTCCCCATGAACGGCGCGTTCGATCCCGCGCAGGCGCAGATGATTGTCGGTGACTGGAGCCAGCTCGTCTACGCCATCCGTCAGGACATGACGTTCAAGATTTTCACCGAGGGTGTTATCCAGGACCCCACCACCAAGGCCATCACTTACAACCTGATGCAGAACGACATGGTGGCGCTGCGTGCGGTCATGCGTCTCGGCTGGGAGATCGCGAATCCCGTCAATGCTTACAACGTAGACAAGGCTGACCCGTTCCCGTTCTCCGTGTACGGAAAGGGCGGCGACATCTCCGCTGTTACCGTCTCGCCCGCTACCGCGACGATGGCAAAGGGCGACAGCAAGGCATTTACTGCTGCCGTTACCGGCGAGGGCATTATCAACGGTGAGGTCGAGTGGAGCCAGAACGGCACGAAGTCCAAGATCAGCGAAGACGGCTTGCTGACTATTGACTCCGCTGAGACTAAGACCAGTATCACCGTCACGGCCAAGTCCAAGCAGGACAGCACCAAGACCGGAACTGCTACCGTTACCGTTTCTTGATCTGAAAGGAGCTGACCCGTATGACATACGCTGATTATACATACTACGCCGGTGCCTATATGGGCGCTGTGAGCGCGGAAGATTTTCCGCGTCTGGCTGTCTGGGCCAGCTCCTTCCTCGATTATTACACGCAGAACCGGGCAAAGGACAACGCAGAACTGGACGCGGTAAAGATGTGCTGCTGTGCGCTGGTTGACAAGTACGCGGTCATCGAGGCGGCGCAGGCGCTTGCCATGAAAAACCTTGCAAACGCTGCGGCAAATGACGCGGAAGTCAAAAGCGAAACGGTAGGCAGCTATTCCAGGACGCTTGCAACGGGCGGTGAAGCCGCCGCGGCTGCGCTGAACGCTACGGATGGGGCAAGAAAGCTCCTTGCAGAGACTTGCAGAGAGTATCTTGCTCACACAGGGCTGCTATATCGGGGGAGGTGTTGCGCGTGTACGCTCCCCACACTGTAACGATCTACAACTCCGTCAAGGAAACCGACCCGGCAACATTTAAAGACGTTACTAAGCTCTATGTCACGATTTTACGCGGCGTGCTGTGTGAAGCGTCAAAGGGCGCAAATGTGCGAAAGACCGGGTTAGAGGGTGCGGATGCGGTCAACCTGTATATCCCGTTTTCCGTAGAAGCGATAGACGGGGCGGCGGGTAAGCCCAAGAAGTACGTCGGGCCGCAGGAGTTTTACCGTTCCACAGATAAGACCGGACTGTGGACGCTTTCGGTCAACGGCAACGGTGGGGTTACGTTTTTCATCAAGGGTGAGTTTGTCACCGACAAGGAAGATGTGGCGCTTTCACAGGATAACTGCTGGAATCTGACAAAGGTAGATGCAATGGACTTTGGCAGCGAAGATATGCAGCATTGGGAATGCGGAGGCGTATGAGATGGCGCTGAAATTTACCATCAACGTCTCTGGCATGGATGCAGTCAAAGAATCCATTGCAAGCGCTTGCAGTCGCGCAGAACACACGCTTGCGGTACAGGTGGCAAAAGATACCGCGCCATTTGTCCCGATGCGCACAGGATCGTTGAGGACGCGAACGCGGGTATCTGGAAACGAGATCATCTACCCCGGCCCATACGCTCGGTATCTCTATTACGGCAAACTGTACGTTGATCCGCTGACGGGAAGTTCCTATGCGAGAAAAGGCGTAACAAAAGTTCCGGCGGTGCCTGAGAAAGACCTGGAGTTTTGGCATCCAAATACATCTTCGCACTGGTTTGAAGCGTCGAAAGCTCAAAACCTCCCAAAGTGGCTACGTGTAGCAGAAAAGGCGGTAAAGAATGATCTCTAAAGAAAAGACCGTAACGCTTGCGTCAAGCGTTGAAAAATCCGATCTCGACCGCCTTGTATTGATTTGGGCAAACAAATGCCCCAATATCCCTGATAACGTGGAACTGATCAAGTACGAGTATTTCGCGGCGAAAACGGTAGGCATGGCGCTTTCGTCCGTGCAAGGCGCTGTTATCACCAAGAAGTATATCTGCGGCGGGTATCAGGCGGAGTATTCGTTTGAAATCCACTACCAGATCGCGCCTCCGGGGACAAGCGATGACACGCGCTTAAAGGCAGTCGAGGCTTTAAACAAATTTGCGGACTGGGCCCACACACAGCGCCCGGACATTGGAGAGGGGAGACGCGCCCTGCGCGTAGAGACAGCGGCTTTTGCGTCGTATCTCGGCGCAACCAGCGACAAATACGAGGACTATATGGTTCCTCTTAAACTAACATACGAGGTGAATGTATAATGGCAGATTTAACTTTTGCGACCTCCGAAGGCCAGACCATTGACCGCGAGCTTTTGATTGCGTATCTGAATACCGGCACGTCATCGGCTCCCGTTTGGAGCGCCATCGGTAAGCGCGTGGAAGATTCCACCGAGGAAATGGACTGGGGACAGGAGAGCAAGCAGGACATTCTCGGCAACACCTTTACCACCATGAAAAAGCCCGTTATCACGCAGACGTTTGACCCGATTCCTTTGGATGCGGGTGACGCGGCGGCGGTCAAGATGTGGAATCTTGCGGTCAAAGATCACGACGCGCAGGCGCTTGCCAATCAGGACATGATGATTGGCCACTTCTACGCCACGAGCGGCGACGCGAAGTTTGCCGAGCGCTATGATTCCTGCGCAATTGCGGTCACGTCCATCGGCGGCGACGGCGGCGGCACGCTCAACATTGCGAGCGAGATCACTTACGGCGGCAACCGGACGCTTGGCACGATTACCAAGAGCGCCAGCGGCGTGACCTTTGCGGCAGATACCTAAAGACAAAGGGGCGGGCATAGACCCGCCCCAATTTGGAGGATATTATGAGCGAAATTATTTCCATCAATTCCGGTGTAGTCCGAAAGACGCTTGAAACGACGGATGGCAAGACCTGTGAGCTGGCCTTTAACGCGACGGACAGCACCTTTGTGGAGAAGCTGTTCAACGCCTTTGATACGCTCGACAAAAAGCAGGAAGCGTACAAGGCGGAGGTCGAAAAGACCGCAAACAAGCGCGAGGTGTTCGAGACGGCCCGCAAGATGGACGAGGAGATGCGCGACATCATCGGCGAGGTCTTTGGCTTCGACATCTGCTCGGCTCTGTTTGGAGGCATGAACGTGTACGCGCTGGCGGACGGCCTGCCTGTTTGGGCCAACCTGATGCTCGCCATCATGGATGAGGTGGATACCGCATTCTCCCGTGAGCAGAAGGCGACCAATCCGCGCATCAGCAAGTACACGAAGAAGTATCACAAGTGAGATACGACCTTCCGACCACCGTAGAGGTGAACGGCACGGAATACCCGGTTCGAACGGATTTTCGGGACATCCTGACCATTATTGAAGCGCTCTCCGACGCGGAGTTGAGCGAGCAGGAAAAGGCCGAAACGATGCTCGACATTTTCTACCCGGACTTTGAGACGATGCCGCCGGACGATTACGAAGAAGCGATAAAGCAATGCGCTCTGTTCATCAATTGCGGCGATGGCCCGCGAGACGAAAAGCGCGGGCCGAAGCTGATGGATTGGCAGCAGGATTTCCCGTTGCTCGTGGCTCCAATCAATCGAGTGCTCGGCAAAGAAGTGCGGTCTGTGGACTATCTGCACTGGTGGACGTGGATCGCGGCGTATCAGGAGATCGGGGACTGCACCTTTGCGCAGGTCGTTTCCATCCGCAGCAAGCGGGCAAAGGGGAAAAAGCTCGATAAGAGCGAGCAGGAATTTTACAAGCAGAATAAGCAGATGGTCGACTTTAAGCGGCAGTACACGGCGCAGGATGAGGACGTTATCAGCAAGTGGATATGAAAAACCGCCCTCCGAAAAGGGCGGCAAAATTCAAGCGTTTGGCATAACGGAAACCGTGTTGCTTGTTTCAAGCGTGTTGTAGTTTTCAGAGTCTAAAACATTTAGCTTAAACTCGACATTTGATATTTCGCTTAATGGGGTTTCACAAAAAACAACAAATGACGCTCTCACATTTTTGGAAGGAAGTGCCGTAATCGGCAAACCCGAACCGCTTTGACAATGCGTGTCATCCACATAGACATCATCAAGCAAATAGATGCATTCCTCGCCCCCGATGTTGCTGATTTTTACATCAATGTAAAAGCAGCCAGTCAATCCGCTTGCCTCCCAGCATTTTAAATATTCGGCGGTGTAATTTTCTCCACTAAATTTAATTGCATCCGTTTCATCTCTTAAATCCTGGGTTTCTTCACTAAGAGAATTTGGCGCTGTGGACGAAACGCTATTTGCATTTGACGCTTCTGAGCCATCCGATGTTGGAAGAGATACGCATACAACAAAAAGAACAAAGAATGTGGCAAGGGATATTAAAGCGATATTCTTCCTCTTTTTCCTGATTGCAAGGATAACCAAAGTGAGCAATGAGACAACAAATCCTGCGATACTTAACAAGCCTAAAATAGCAATCATTTTAATCCCTCCTTTTATCAGAATAGCACATAAAAAAATAAAACGCAAGTAGAAAGTGTGGTGATTTTGTGGCAAATGCAGACGGTTCCGTTGTTATCAATACGGAATTAGACGCGAAAAACGCGCAAAAAGAATTGACTGCGCTTGAAAAAAAGATTGATGCACTCAATGAAAAAATCAGCGACAAAAAGCAGGAGCAAATGCCCCTGGTTGAGCAGTCTAAGCAGATCGCAGCAAACCTCGATGCAGCCAAAGCCCAGCTTGACCAAATGCGGAACGGCGACGAGTTTTACACGGCTGGCGCAATAAAGGAGCAAGAGCAAACAGTAAAAGCTCTTCAGAAAGAGTGGGATTCCGTGCAGAACAAAGTAGAGCGCATGGATACCTCGATTGCACGAGACACGCGAAGCCTTGAGCGCATGACTAATAGAGCCGGAGATTTGTCTAAACAAATTATGGCAGCAAAAGAAAACACCAAAGGGATTTCTCCGGCGGCACAGGCAGCCAGTAAACAAATGGACAAATTTGTGAGCCACGTTAAAACGCTCGCCAAAAGAGTGCTTGTTTTTTCGCTTATTACCAAAGCTCTCAGAACGCTAAAGAGCTATATGTGGAGCGCGATCCAGACCAACGATAAGGCGATGGCTGCGGTCGCCAAGCTGAAGGGAGCGTTGCGAACGCTGGCCCAGCCGATCGTCAACGTGGTTGTTCCGGCGTTCACCTTGCTCGTCGACGTCATCACGCGCGTGGTCAACGCCATCTCCGAGCTAGTCTCCATGATCTTTGGAACGACTGCCGAGGAATCTGCAAAGGCAGCCGAAAGCCTTTACGAAGAATCGGACGCGCTGGACAAGACCGGGAAGTCTGCAAAAAAGGCAAGCAAATCCCTTGCGTCGTTCGATGAAATCAACAAATTGTCGGGAAGTCAGGAAGAGAATAAAGCCCCGGACTTCTCAACCGGCATCAACGACCAGCTTAGTGCCATCATGGAGTTGTTTGCCGGCGCGGCCCTGCTGGCGATCGGTGCGGCGCTGGCGTTCTCCGGCGTGAATGTCCCGCTTGGCATTGGGTTAATGGCGATGGGTGCGCTTGCCATTTGGGGTGCGGTCAGCACCGACTGGAGCGCGATCCAAAATGCTTTAAAAGGGCCGATCGGAGCTGTTACGGGCATCTTGTCCGCGGCCCTGCTGGCGATTGGCGCGATTATCCTGTTCTCCGGGGCCAATATTCCTCTTGGTTTGGCGCTCATGGTCGCCGGAGCGATAGGACTGGCGACGGCGGTAGCGGCAAATTGGGACACGATCAAAGCGCTTTTACAAGGCCCGCTTGGCATCGTTACTGCGATCATCAGCTTCGCGCTCCTTGAGATCGGCGCTATCCTGTTGTTCTCCGGTGCGAACATCCCGCTCGGCCTCGGCTTGATGGTCGTGGGCGCGATTGGAATGGCGGCTGTCATTGCGGCGAATTGGGACACTATCAAGGCATTGCTTCAAGGCCCTATCGGAGCTGTTACGGCGATGCTCTCAGCATCCATGCTCGTTCTCGGCGCTGTGCTGGCTTTCAGCGGCGCAAATGTTCCGATTGGTCTCGGCCTTATGATTGCGGGCGCGATCGGGCTGGCTACGTCGGTAGCGGCAAATTGGGACACTATCCAGACCGCCTTGCAAGGCCCCATCGGCGCAATCACGGCGCTCGTCAGCAGCGCATTGCTTGTGCTCGGCATCATCCTAACCCTGACTGGCGTTGCGCTTCCGATCGGCATCGGGCTGATCGCTGCCGGGGCGGTCGGGCTGGTCGCTACGGTCGCGGTCAACTGGAACGCCATCACCGAATACCTTGGCGGCCCAATCGCGGCGATCGTTTCGCTGGTCAGCAGCGCGCTGCTTGTCTTAGGCGTTCTGCTGGTGTTTACCGGTGTAGGCATCCCGCTCGGAATGGGTATGATCGTTGCGGGCGCGGCGGGCCTCGCGTCGGTAGCGGTAATCAATTGGGACTATTTAAAGAACAAGCTCGGTGAGGCGTGGGACGGCATCAAGGAGTGGTGGAATGCCAACGTCGCAAAATACTTTACGATCGAGTATTGGCAGGACTTGGGCAAAAACATCGTCGACGGATTGCTGAATGGCTTGAAATCCGCATTTGAAAGCGTCAAGTCTTGGGCATCCGGCGCGATGGACACCATTAAAAGCGCATTCACCGGCGGCTCAGTCAAGACAAGTATGCCGCCTATCAATTCCGCTTCCATCCCCCGTTTGGCGACCGGCGCGGTTATTCCCCCGAACAGAGAGTTTTTAGCGGTGCTCGGCGACCAAAAGCAGGGGACAAACATTGAGGCTCCCGCGGCTGCTATCGAGGCGGCGGTGGCGCGCGGCATGGCGCAGTATGGCGGCGGCAACCAGACGGCGATCCTCAAGATCGGCGAACAGGAACTGGGGCGTATCATTTTCAGGCTCAACCAAGACCAGGCGCAGCGTGTCGGTATCCAACTGACTTAAAGGCGGAAGATATGAATTACATTAAGCTCAATGGGACATCGTTTGATGTCAACGTAGCAATATCCAAATACAACGAGAACTTCAATGTTTTGGACGGAGAGAATGCCGGACGTTCTAAAGACACCGGGCGAATGATCCGCGATGTGCTCGGAACGTACATTGGACACAAAATTACGGTGTTTCGCCGAGGCGATGATTACCAGAGCTATGATGCATTCTGGAATTACCTGAAGGCGCATTCGGTGGATGACTCCGTGCTACTTGAAGCGGCGGATGGGAACACGACAATTTCCTATCGGGCGTATTATACGAGCGCTTCGCACGACATTGAAAAGGTCGAAAACGGCGTGAATTACTGGGGCGAGATCGAAATCCACTTTATACCCATCGCGCCACAGATTACACCGTAAGGGGGGGCTATGGATTATATTTTAATTGGCTCTTACCAATTCGACCGCGACGCGTCAAAAGACGATATGCGCTTGGATTACTGCTCCGCTTTTCAAGAAATGGCGTTAGACGAGAGCAATCTATCGTTCGATACAGTTAGTGCGGAAATTTACACAAAAACGGCAGGCAAGCTACTTGCTGCGTTGCCGGACAACACCCCAATCGTTATTTATCGAGATAATGCAATCAAAGCGCGATTCGTCAAACGAGGCATTTCGCGCATTGGCCCAAATACGTATTCACTTACCGGTCAATCTCCGATGGGTGCGTTATCGAAAATGCCGCATCCCGGAAGCA